TAAATTTAAGATGCACTGAACTCATTAAATACCTACTTTAAACCGTTCCCATTCTATTGCGGCCTTAATATTAAAACCACGAGCAGTGAGAGACTTGATGATGGATTCAAGGAGATCGATCTTCTCATGCTGAATACCCAGCTTGAGCGATAGATTCACCATATCCTTGTCTGCTTCTATATAGTTATTCACCTCAGATTTCAGTATTTTGCCCTGTGGTGGCAAGCGCCAGCCTTTTTCATGGGACTCTTCTGTCGGTCCGAGAGTGTAGAACTCCAGCTTCTCGAGCTTCAGTTGCTTGAGTTCTGCCTCTTGCTTACGAAGCAGCAGACGCTCATGCGTAAAGATCTTGAAATACTTATGATGGAGCTTTGGAATATTGAGCGCTTCGTCGCCGAGCTCAGAGCGATTAATCTGGGAATCCTTTTCCCATTCTGCATAAATGTCATCAATTTTCATAACAAATCCTATAATTTAGTAATATCATACCTTAGATATTTAAACTCTACACTACATTCTATATAATTGACACTGGTATCTGTACTATTAAACTCAATATCTCCGAGACTGGTTGGAAACGCGTCATAAAAAGTTATCATAATATTCGAGTTCATACTGCTATTCATGATCTGTAAGTTCAGATCTGAGTAGAGTGTTCCTGTAGATCCAGCCTGAGAATTCTGTACAGCTTTATAAGCATCAAAACTAACAGGAGATGCCAGAGCCACCATCCAGTTATAGATCTCAAGATAATCTGTCATATCTTCGTTCAGACGAAACGTAATATCGAGAGGACTATAAGTAAGTTTGCCAGTGACTGGAATCGGCACGAACGGAGTAGGACTCTCGCCGTTACTCATCTGCACACCAGGAAAACGAATGTTCTGTACATTGTAACCGAGCGCAGGTGCTCGCGCCAAAGTAAACTTGTAGCCTAAAGGTGACAGAAAGTTTTTGTTAATATTGTTTACAGCAGTCATATCTTTCCTTTGGCCATAAGATCATTATACACACTATTTATATATTGTACATGCCAAAAAGAAGGGGAGCCTTTCGACTCCCCTTCCAGTTTTTAGGTTGGTTGTTCCAACTCTTATTATTACATAAGGTTGTTAACAAGAACGCGACGGTAGTACTTGTTCGAATCTTGCTCAAGAACTGCAGTTGTCGAAGCAGCTGTAGTACCCTTAGCGAATGGATTCGGTGCCATTCCGTAACGTGTCTTGAAGCCGATCTTCGGTTGGAATGAACCTGGATCAACTGCACGAACCATTTGTAGTGGAACGTATGGGCAATAGAACAGACCAGCGTCGAACGGATTCGAACCCTTGTAGCCTACTACCAAGAAGTTTGTGCCAGCATATGGATCAATATAGACCTTAATGCGACCGTTGATAACACCAGCAAATGTGTTGCCTGTGTCGTCGATGTTCAGTGACGATGTGTTCATCGCAGGAGCGTAATCAAGAACGCCAGCCATTTGAAGTGCCGAAGCAACGTCAGACGAGCAGATGATTACGTTACCCTTACCGCGACGTGTTTCTTTTGCAATCTTGTTGCATTCACGTTCGATTTGGAACAGAAGGCCCTTGAACTTTTCAACTGACCAACGACCGTTTGAATCGGTGTCGAGGTCGAAGATACCAGCTGTTGTGGTTCCTTCAGTTGCACCCTTTTCAGCAGTGATGATGATCGAACGAACAACTTCACGGTTGATTTCCGCAAGGATTTCACCTGAAAGGATGTTCGAAAGTTCGGCTTCTGCGTCAAGACCGTGAATTGCCTTCAGATCTTGTGCAAGTTCTAGGGTGTATTCTGCCTTCAGAGCGCGTGTCTTAGCAGATACAGTTACCTTCTCGATTGAGAAGCCCATTTCCGGGAAGATGTATGAGCTGTTAGCGCCAAGAAGTTCAGCAGAACCAACAAGAAGACCCATCGTGTAGTTGTAGTATGTGTTACCAGCGTTGTTTGCAGTATCAGGAGCTGTACCAACTGTGTTAGCACCAACTGCAGTTGCTGAAGCAGCACCTGTGTTAGCAGCGTTAAGACCAGCACCGAGACGCGAAGCGTGACCTGTGTTGGCTTCGTTGTAGAATGCTTCTGCAACAGTTGAATCTGTCGAGTTTGCGTATTGTGAACGCATTGCGAAGATAAGACCTGTTGGACCGTTCATTGGCTGAACGCCGCAAACGTCATAAGCGATAAGGTTTGGCATCGAACGACGTACGAGTGAAATCAGTACTGGATCGAAGTTTGCAACCTGGCCGCTGCCTACGGAGTTGACGTGACCGTCACCTTCGCCAAGCATTTGCTGTGAGCTACCTTGGCCAGCAGCCTCGCGAAGCGCACGCTCTGTGTTCTCAAGCACTGTCGCTGTGACAAGGCGCTTGTGAGCATCTGTAATTTCTGGAAGATCCGAGTGCTCGAGCACTGGCTTCCACTTGGTATTTAGTTCCTCAGCTAACATTTTATTCTCCCTTTATCCTTAGGATTTGTTTATTATTTATCAAATTAAAACTTTTTGGTTCTCGAAATCGCGCTGACATAGTTTGCCATTTCACCAACTGCTTTAGGCTTAGTTTCTTCGTTAAGACCTTCTGTTGCTTCTTCCGAAATAACGCCAGTATTAACTTCCTTCTTTTCAGAGAAGTACTTGCCCTTTAGAATGTCGAGCTTCTTTGCATAAGACTCGCTATCTGTGAACTCGATACCTTCTGCAAGTGTGCGAAGCTTTTCTACCTGTGTAGCAGCAAGACCTTCAGACACTTCGTCGAACGTTGCTTCCATTGTAGCTTCGTCGATGACTGACTGTAGTTCTAATTGCGTGTTTATAGACTCGTCGAGCTTTGCTTCTAGCTCTTCGAGTTGTGCCTTCAATTCACCGACTACATCAAGCTTCTCTTCAGGCACTGTGATGTATGATTCAGCAAACAGATTGTAGAGGCCTTCCATGAAGTTCTCTGCAATATCGGCGCGGACTGTGGATTCGATAGCAAGCTTGTTATCTTCCATCCACGATTCTACTACATAGTCGAGGTACTGATCGACTTTTGTAGTGATCTCTTCTTTTACTTCTTCTACTGCTTCGTCGAGCTTCGTAGCGAATTCTTCTTCGAGACGAGCTTCTTCGATCGAAACGCGAGCTGATACAGCTGATTCGAAGATTGTTGAAAACTTTTCTTTTGCTTCTTCAGTAAGATCTTCGCCATCAAATACTTCGTTGATGTCTTCCTTCACTGCGTTCAGCGTAGGCATTGGCATCTTACCAATAGCAGGAGCTCCACCAGGAGCAGTCGCTGAAGGAACGCCATCAGCACTATATTGCTTGATTGAATCGTTAAAGAAGTGCGAAAGATCTTCACCCTTCAGTTGTGCAAGAAGCGAGCTAAAAGTAGCTAGCATCTCTGCGCGTGTTGGATTCGGCTTCAATGTTTCCGAACCAGCAGATTCATCGATACCGTCTTGAACGATTTCACTCGTATCTTTATTTGACATTTTTGACTCCTTGTAGATTTTATTTATTTATTCTAAGTTAGATTTTAGAAATTTTATTGAGGAAGTTCTCAAAAATTTCAAACTTTTTAGCATCGAGCTGCTTCGAAAAAGATGCGCTTTCAATATTTTGCACAGTTTGCTCTAACATCTTCTGTGCATTTTTCTTTGCAACTAACAGATCATCTTGCCAAACCCATTCTACGCCTTCCATAATGCCATTCACGAATGCATCTGGAGCAGAAGGATCTGCTACGATATCTGCAGCTGTGGCCAAATAGAAATCGTCTTGAACTTCGTTGATGCCTTCTCTATTTAGCTTCAACGAACCCATGCCTCTGGAAGATACACCGAGCTTTACGCCCTCTCCGATGAGACCTTTGGCGATGTTACCCATTGGAGTATCCATCAACTTAGCACGACCTACAAAGTTGGCGCCCTCTTTCTTCAAAGAAGTGATCATGTGAGATACACGATCGAGGTTAATGGACGGACCGTCAGGATGACCTAACTCGCCAAGAGCTCTGCCTTTCTGAATGTAAGTTTCGTCGTAACGATTAACTTCTTTTTCAAGGGTTTCTACAGGATACATACGACCGTTACGGTTCTTAATGCCTCCTTGTAAGAAGATACCTTCGATGTATACGTTCTTCTTCCCGTCTTCACGAGCTTCTGTGATACATTTCAGATCTTCTACAACTTCTGTGATTAGCTTCATGTTAGTACCTTATCTCAAATATTCTGAAGTGGTGCCTAGTTTCTGCAGCTCAACAATGCAGTAAGCGTTAGATGAACCAACGAAGTTAACTACTAAGTTTGCAGTAGGATTTACATTGAGCGGAATTCCGCAACCTGCATAATCCTTCTGACCAGTAGAATCGTATACTGCTACGAGAGTTGAACCTCTAAGAACTTGGATCGAACCGACGCCGTCAGTACCCCATACAACTTGAGTGATGTATGCACCTGAGATAACTTCGTCACCGGTAGCAATGCATGTAGATGTTCCGGCAACGTTAGTCGTCGTGCTGTTGCCAGAGACAACTACGTTGCCTGAATTCGCAGCAGAGACGTGAAGAACGAACGAGGCATTTTTTCTATTTGAAACTGTTACGGCCATTATTCACCTCTGTGTTGAATAGAGAAGTCCAACATTTGCTCGATGCCTTCTGCTGTATCGCATGCTAGCATGAACTCACGTTGGTTATCTTCGTTGAGTTTTTCAAAGACCGATACCATCGTTCTCTTGTGTGTTTCAGAAATGTCAGCAAGCTTGGCAAGTAGACGCTCTTCTTTGCGAAGTGGTTTGCCACCACGCTCTGCTGAAAGCTTAGCGGCGATCGCCATGACTTGGCGCTTCTTCTGTGACTTGCCTTGGAACTGAGGAGCATCAGACTTTTGGAAATCCTTGACTACGGTTCCCATCGAAGCTTTCTTCATGTCGAGTTTTTCATCGACTTGCTCGGCTTCTTCGTTGGCAATCTTACGAACAGCATTCTTACGATTGTAGTACTTGCGAGCTCCATCAGCACTATTGCTTTTTGCAAACAAACCGCCAAGTTGCTTACCAGCTTTTTGTGCGTATGCATCTTTCTTTTCAGCCGAGATCTCATCGATCTGCTCAGCTTCTTCAGACATCTTCATTTCGCCACTACGGCGCTTCAAAGCCATCGTACGACCAGCTGCACGCTTCTTCAGAGTCTTAGTATCTGATCCGTCCTTTGACCAATCTCCTCCGCCTATCTTCATCTTATCGGCTATCTTCTTGCCTTGTTCGCCAGCCTTATTATAATAAGTGCGTACAGTAGGTTCGCTGAGTTCGTCAATCTGATCGGCTTCTTCTTTAGCCATCACTTTAGCTTTTTCAATACCAGCCATTCTGCCGCCGTATGACTTACGACCTGCAAGATCGCGGCTCGCGGTACGATCCTTACCGCCTTCATTGTCAGCAATTGACTTTGCTTTCATGCGATAACCGCGTAGGGTAGCGTGAGAAAGTTCTTCTAGCTCTTCAGCTTCCTCAGCAACTTTCTTCTTCGAACGTAGAAGTTTGAAGTCATGAGCATCGACCTTGCCATTATGATTGGCATCGATCTTGTGCTGATTGCCTTTCAGCTCTTCGTAAACTTCTTCATCTTCGCCAGGATTGTAACCCTTACGATCTTTCTTGCGATCAGCCATCTTGACCTTCGAGCCTTTAAAAAGCTCGTCGTCATTGCCGTTGCGATCGTCAGTTTTTGCAACTACGTGCTTGTCAATGAACTTCTGCTCGTCAGGATTCTTGACGACCATCGGCCCAAGCTGTCTTTCATTTAAGAAATCTTTAAGCGTCTTCGCCATCGTCGTCTTCTTCCTCTGTGTCTAAATCTAAATCTTCTAGGTCGAGATCTTCTATATCAAATTCTTCGTCTTCGAACTCATCTTCGAACTCTTCGTCGTCGATGTCAAAATCCAAATCATCTTCGAATTCTTCTTCATCGGTATCTTCAGGTTCGTCAGAAGCAAACATTTGTTGAGCATATGTGGTATGCTCGTCTTCTAATCTCGCTACGATCTTCTGACCCATGAGATCATCAAACGCTGTAGCAAAGCGAGTTGGCTGCTGTTCGACAGCTGCTCCAATTAGTTCGTCAATATCCATATAAAATCTCCAAAATTCTTTTACTATTTATAATGTATTTATTTTCCTACCAAATCTGGTACATTTGGAATAGAAGTAGCTTTCGCTTTAGGTTTTCCAGGCGCCAGAGGAGCAGCATCATCCTCGGTAGGCGGCACGCCTGCATCTCCAGGAGGAAGTGGCTGTCCGTCTGGACCCATTTCTGGTGGAGCATATTGAGGATTATCAATTTCATCGGCGATCTGCTTGTCGATCTGTTCCATATCTTCTTCAGTCTGATAAAGAACGTTGCGGCGGATCCATTCGTGTGAGTAGTATTTGCCTGCATAGTCATCGACATCGCGAAGCATCGAGATACGATCGCGAAGGATCTCTGTGTTCTTTAGCTCAGCAAAGTGATTATCTTCTGTGAATTCATATTTAAAGTTGTATTTAAATTCTGACCAATCTTCCGAGGTAATAATACCTTTCAGAATCAGTTGCTTCTCAAGAATCTTATTGAAAACATCAGAGAATCGTGCGCGAAGGCGAGTAATGAATTTAGAAAATTTAACTTCGTCACGAGTCACTTCCGTGGCTCTTCCGAAGTTGAACGCCTGTTCAGGATCAAGACGAGAGATAGGAACGTTCAGAGCTTTATAAAGCTTGCGTTGGAAGTAAACGATATCGTCGATTTGACCGAGGTTTTGTCCACCTGGAAGAGTGGTGATTTCTGTACCCTTACCGCCTTCACGACGTGGTAGCCAGAAATCCTCGAGCATTGTCATGTGCTTACGATCATCGCGGATCTCTCCGGTTCCTGCATCGTACACTACCTTATTCTTAAAGCGAGTCATCACATCACGAAGATATTGCTCAGCTTTCATTTTAGGTAGGTTACCAACGTCGATGTAGAAGATACGACGTTCAGGT